CGGTGAGCTGTTTAGTCAAGTACTCCTACCAGACGGTGGACTCCTTCCTCATCCGTGCGCACAATGCGTTAAGGACATAAGAGAAATTCTGTACTCGTTTTACAAGTACGAACTTCCTTACACCGATGAACAAGAACAACACGTCATCCAAAAGTTCAAAAGAACTGAGGAAGACTTATCGACCCTGTCCGCCAACCTTCAAGAAATTGAAGATCGGACTGCTACTGCTATCGGTACTCGGCGTCGAGTCGGGTTGCAAAACCTGCTCGCTCGAGATGGAGAAATTCCACTTCGAGACCGTCAAGTCACCATAGCACGCGAAGCGAAGATCCTTTTATCAAGGCTCTTCTCTTCTTTTGACCCGCTGAATATTAAACCGCGGCACGGTCCAGGAGCCGTTGCGACAAAGCAACGTCTCGGGGACAAGTACCTTTGGTCTAACATCTCGGGAAGAATCACTAAACAATGGCCATTAGATGCTTTTTATTTTGCGTCTAATGGTCACGTTTGTGATCGGTATGATACTTTTAATAGTATCACTGATACGGATCTCCCGGCACGAGTTGTACTCGTACCAAAAGATTCGCGCGGCCCAAGACTTATCTCGTGTGAACCCGTTGATTTTCAATGGATTCAGCAAGGTTTGTCAAGGGCGATCGTCGAGTTAGTGGAAGGACACGAACTTACAAAGTTCAACGTCCATTTCACAGATCAACTACCGAACCGTTTCGGAGCCCTATTGGGCTCTTCGACGGGAAGGTACGCGACTCTTGACCTCAATGAGGCAAGTGATCGTGTAAGCGTTGACCTAGTTCGCCTCATCTTCCCTGAACACATTTTTGTGTTTCTGGAAGCAGCGAGGAGTTTGTCGACGGAGTTACCGGACGGTGAGGTTTTACCGCTCAATAAGTACGCACCAATGGGAAGTGCTTTATGCTTCCCTGTATTGGCGCTAACTGTTTGGGCGATCCTCACCGCTGCTGCTCCGGACGCAGATACCAGGGATGGTATCTTAGTGTACGGTGATGACGTCATAGTCCCAACGGCTTACGCCGCGAACGCTATGGAATATCTCGAGTCATTTGGTTTAAAAGTAAACCGTGACAAGAGTTGTACCAGTGGGCTCTTTAGAGAGTCCTGTGGCCAAGATGCCTTCCAAGGCACATGTGTCACTCCTGTTCGTTTTCGAACAGTCTGGTCGTCAGCACGCCGCCCTGATGTTTATTCGTCTTGGATCGCTTATGCGAATTCCCACTACGATAAACAGCACTATCGCGTTTACGATTGTATCGTAAACAGTTTATTTGCCGTTTATGGCAAAATACCAAGCGACGACATGCATCTTGCATGTCCAAGCCTACGATGGGTGCCAGAGCACCTAAAACCTAACATTAAACGATGGAATGCATCCTTGCAAAAGGTGCAGTACAAAGTTTACGATGTTAAGTCCCCATCCGTAAAACATGTGATTGATGGTTGGTCAATGCTCCTCCGCTATTTTGTGGAGGTAGGCTATGATCGACCGTTGCAATCACCGGATGAAGTAAGTGCGCGCATTGATGATCCTTTAAAGGTCATCCCTGCGTTCTCTGTCAGTACATACACGAACC